AGCGTCACCAACGATGAACTGTTGAACGCCGACTTCGTTGCCGGCTTTAATGCCCGCTTCGTAAGCCTCGATGTAAATGTTGTGGCACTGAGATTTTGTAAGTGCCTTCTTTGCTTTTGCTTCTTGCTTGGCAACATACAAACCAATAAGACGGTTGCTTTCTGCGTGGATATCTACCTGAGTCATTTATTTGCCCTCCTCAACTTTGACGATGATTTGTTGGATTCTGTATTGCTTGCTTCCGAAAGCCGCAACTACGAATGCGTAGTCCTGAGCCTCTTGCTTGCTCTCGAACTGGTACTTCTGGCGCTGGCCTCTGAACTCCACTTCGTAAACTTTCTTGAACATCTCGAACCCCCGCTCTAGGAACTCCCTGTCCCTACGGCTCTAGTATAAACCCGGGTTTAGTATCAAGTCAAGTTCATTTGAATAAGAACTACGCTTGAGTTATGTGATTTAAGTCACACTAGATGCAGATGACTTCAGCCTCATTGCGACCTTGGAACAGCGCGACTATCTGAGCCTTGTTTACGGTCTTCTTGAGCACCTTACCGGGCTTCCCGAAGCGCTCTGCGAAGAACTTAGCCTTCTCCGGGTCTAAGGTCCATGAGAGGCCATCCTCGTTGATTCCTTCTTGGCAACCTCGATAGATTTCAACTGTCTCCGGCAGATTCCCTAGGGTGAAGTGTTCGTTTTCATCCATTAGGTGGCCCCGGGCTGGACGGTCTGCACTGAATAGCGCTCGCCATTCATTCAAGTTCTGCCATCCGTTTTCTGTATCGGTCCAGATTGATGCAAGTAGCGACCAGTATTTGCTATCTGGTAAATCCTTAGCGATTTGAATAAAGGCTTCTAAGCGATAAGGACGTTCATGCAAGAAAATGATTTGGCTGTATTTTTTTTCTGCAATCGCCTTTTCCAAATCTTTTTTCTTTTGCTCGTACATGTAATTTGCGTGAGCCTTAGTCCATAGCGGCACTGCGTAAACAAGCGGGTGACGCAATTGCGGACCAAGGACGCCATCTTCAAGATAAGGCTGGAGGTCCGGGTGAAGTTCAACGGTCGATTCAGAAATCAATTGGGCAAATAATTCTTCAGTGGTCTTGGACATTATTTCCCCTTTCGACTTTTGAGGACTACCTTCGCCGCTTCTAACCGAATTTCATCTTCGGTCGTGTTAAGCGCTGGGAGCATCTTGAGAGCCTTGACCATATTTTTCAAGGCCCATGTCGGTTGGTTTCCAACTATTTGCTTTGCTTCAATAAGGTTCATGCGATTATCTTCCCTTCGGCTATAAGAGTTTCTCTGTCACTCACACCTGAAATTATTCGACCATTTTCAACTGCTGAGTTTTCGTATGCTAACCATCTGTCGATGTCAGAAATTGTTTCTTTTAATGTGTAGGCTTTTGAAATGATGTATCCGGTTTGAACTGTTGCTCGCACTCGGTAAGTGTTGACCTTGAATGTGAACTTAACACCAGCACGGCTATAACCTCCGCGAATTCGTGTTTTGTGTCCGGTCTCTTGGGTGTACTTTGAGATTCGAACACCCTTATATGTGTACTCAGCGGAACCGCGCTTGGTATCGCGCTCTATGACCTCAAGGCCTTGAATTTTTGTGTTCATTACGCCACCTCCTTTTTGCTAACTGAGAAGACTGAATCACCGAACTTCTTGATTTCAACGTCTTCAATCTTTTCGAATCCGAAGTCAGCGCAGATGTAAACCTGACCGTTGATTTCGATTTCGTCACCGATTGAAATTGAAGTGTGAGTGCGAGTTGCAGATAACTTCTTTTCAATCTGGTTCCAGATTAAACCGCTGTATGTATTTGTATCTTTGTAAATCCATTCGCAGATGTTTACGTCAGCGATTTCATTGATGTTCTGACCAGTGAATGAACCAAGTTCAAACTCCACTGATGAAACGAAGCGACCAATCTCTGGCTTGTCGCCAAAAGCCTTCCAAGTGATTTTGATGTTCTTTGACATTTTTGCCTCCTTCGTGGTTTTTGCCTATCCGGCCTTACGCTCTAATTGTAAACCCGGGTTTAGTCAATTGTCAAATTCATTTAAACAAGAGTCGTGGATATCTTTCCATCCGTGTCGAGCGTCGTAGTCAATTACCCAGATGAGCAGGGCAAATATGCCCGTTGCGAGCGCTAGGAGGCCGATAGCGGTCATTTCAGCGCCCTTCCCTTATGACGTTATCAATCATGTTCATGCAGGACCCATAGCCCAGATGTGTCCCCGGCTCATTAAGTCCGACGTAGCAGACGTCCCGGGTCGAGTAGGTAAATATCGCTGTGAGCAGGAAGACCAAGATTGCAAATACAGCCCTCCGGCGATAAACGTATTTTTTATCCATCTTCATTTGTCAGCCTCCCAAACTCTATTTGATATCCATAGGCCACCCATTTTTGCCTCTGCTTTATTTTCCGCTTCCAACTCATCTTCGGCATAAACGCGCATCACTATTGATTTTTCTAATAAAACGTTGAACCATTTTTTCTTACTTGCCATTGTTTGCCTCCTTTGATTTGTTTTCGCACCATCGGCACATGCCAGCGCGTTTGATTTGAATTGGTGTGTGCGGCTCTGTTCCGCATTTAGGACATTTCATATTTTTAACATTTTCTGTCTTACCAGTTTTGCGATTGCATTTTGCTTATGGTCATTACAAACCATAATGCCTTCCATAATTGTTGCTTGATTTGTCTTCAACAAATTAGGAAAGACTGTTTCCGTCTTTTGATTTGAACAGTAATTACAATAAAACTTCATTTGCTTGCCTCCTTCGTGGTTGGTATTTATTAACTCGGGTTTAGTGTAATGCTTATTCAGTTGAGTTGTCAACGACCGTGTAGGTCAGCGAGTTCTCTTTATTTAGTTCGACCTCGAAATCGACCTCGCCATTTCTGCCAAGTTCAATCTGGTATTTAACTTTTCCGTGGTCCGACCAAGCGTTCACGCGAAGAACCTCAATTGGGTTTTTTGCGTTCCGGTTGTCAACAATGTGACCGACCTGAATCTTGTCAGCCGGGACCACTATCTTTTGGATTGCCATTTATGCCGCCGCCTCTCCGTGGATTTCTGAGTTTGTCTTTCCCTTGATAAGCAACTGAGTAACGATTTTAGTTTCAGCGGCTTCTTCGACCGCCTGCGCGTGATACTTCTGGATATCTTTGAAGTTGTAGCGCTCTACCTTGACCGCTTGAATTGTTTCGTTGTAGTCGTCCTCTGGACGCTTTTCTCCGAACCCGATATTCAATTGGCTAATCTCGGTCACATAATCACCATGAAACTCAAGTCGTGATTCGCGAACTGTTGAGACGTAACTCTTACGGCTTGCGTAATAAGTCGTACTCACTGAGACCCGATAGGCCCCGGTTGTGTATTTAGTTGTGATTTTGCGGTCTTCCTTGTTAACTGTGGTTGTTTCTACGATTTGATTTGTCATTATGCAACCTTCTTTCCGAATTCGTAGGAGCGGAAGCAAGATGCTCGGTAAGCAACCTCGCCGATGTTTTCTGGATAGATTCCTTCAAGTGTTCCTTTGTTGCTGTACTGACCCTTGCGCTTGAACTGTCGAGTCACTGTCCATGTGTCGTCCCAAGCAAGATAAATCTCAACGCTGTATCCGTTTGAAACTGGAAGTGTGACTGTTCGAGCGGCTTTACCATCATTAGTGCGCCAGATTTCAACCCGGCCTCCTGAGATAGCAAAGATATTTTGCTTGCCTATTTGAGCAAGTAGTTGGTCCTCGTCGAATGGGCGATATTTTTCGATTGTCATTATGCGGCTTCCTTTCCCTGAACGATGTTTTGGATTGTTTCTTCGTGTTGCTTAAACACTGCTTTGATTACTTCATCCTGTCCAACAATGTACTTGCCGATGTCTCTGATGCTGAACTCTCGTTTATCGTATTTTTCTCCAGCCTTGCCACTCTTAAGGATTGTCACAAAACTGACTTTGATGATTGATTCTGGGATGTAATCTGAATCCCAAACAGTGTCGATTGAAACCCAGTTCAAGAAATACTCTTTGTCGAATATCTTGACCTTGCTTGGGTTTTCTTCGGTTGAGAAACTAAGCCATGTTGATGCTTCGTTGTGAACTGTTGTAACTGTTTTTCCTTTTGATGAGATTTCGTATGTCATTTGTTCCTCCTTATTTCTTGATTCGGACTTGGGAAACTTTTAAACCTTTTTCTTTTGCGTATCTGCGCTTTGCTTCAGCGACCGCAGAACGCTTTTGCTTTGATTCAGCAGTTAAGATTAAGAACGCAACTACGTTTGCCCAACCCTGAGCATCTTCTGCTGTTTCTGAACCGTAAGTTGCTAACCATTCAGCGGCGCTGTGTAAATCACCAACAGATGGAGTTTGTGGAATTACTGAACCTTCGTGAAGAAATCTATCGACTGAATCTTCGTCAGAACTAATTCTGTTGCCCCATTCGAAGCCTTTGTAATCAAGAGCCATTTATGCAACCTCCTTAATTCCGAAGTAATCTTGAACGAACCATTGAGCCTGCTTCTTACCTTTTTCGTCGTAGAACTTGATAATCCATTCTTGGCCCTTGTAAACGACCCAGACTCCGACGCCCTCTTGAACGATTCTGATTTCTTTTCTCATTTCCGTCCCCTTTCCCTACACCACTATTATAAACCCGGGTTTAGTTAGGAGTCAAGTTCATTTGAATAAGAATTTAGGATTATTCACGCTTGGGGTGTGTGATATGGCTCACAAAAAGGAGAACGGGACCACCCCTTCCCCAAAGGTGGCCCCGCCCTGTCCCTCGGAGGTAAGGAAAGGTGCTTACTCCGTCAGTTCATCGCGCTTGGCGATAGCAAGGACGATACACATGTGCCTTTTTCGAGTCAAGACCTTTAAATGATTTGTCGCAATTTTTTTATTTGGTGCCGATAGAAACTGTTCTCGCCATACGCCGCTGGCATCTGTTCCCAATGCACACCATTCTTCGAGTTCGATTACTTTTCCCATTTCATTCCTTTCGTGGTTAGCAAAAGGGTAACTTTGGTTATGTAATGAATCAATGACCGACACGCTAAATGTTTGAACCAAGTCCGCCCCATTTGTTATCTTGAACTAGAGATATCGGTGAAGCCATGTCAAACGAAGTTGAGCCCGGAGGATTATAAAGACATAGCAAAATTGCTTCGGCTCTATCCGGTGAAGGAATTCCTCGACGTCGCATATCCGCCTTTGATTCGATTTTGATTCGGCCTGATGAATCGCTGGCATAAGTTGGCCCAGTCATTTGAGCCGCACAACGGTGGTCGATATCTAATTTAATATCTTGAACACCTTCGCCTTTAGGTTGCAAAAGGTTTCTAGCATTCCACCACATTTCGGCTCTTTGATTAGAAAAACGATTTGAGTCTCTTGCCCGCTCTGCAACGTTGACCGCAACAATCTTAGAATTGTGCCGCTGTTCGCTTCCCCATGTTTTAAGTACTGAGGCAACTCCCCAGCCCACACCAATCGAGTCAATCTTTACGCGAACCGGGTCAGGGATTTGTCTTTCTTTGTGAACTTTCTCTGCCGCGAGTATTTGAGTAAGAATTACTCCGGCTACATCAACCGCGTTTGCATTTGCCTTACCGCTTGATTTATGTCGGATAGTGCAGGCCATGCCATCTGCCCATGCGATAACGAATTCATCTCCACCATCTGCCGCGATATCTACACCAAGTTGAATTGGTCCCGGGTCAACAGTTTGTTCTGCGCTCGCTTCAATCCATGAAAGAGGAATTACCTTATTGGCAACCACTGACGGGAATCGTGCGTGAACACGGGCTTCAACAAATGCTGAATCTTCGCCGTATTCGCGAATTACGTCATTCACCCAATCTTCATCGACCAAGTGAGTTGCAACTGGATGAGGTGGAATGTTTGCCGGGCATGATTTACATGTTCCCGCGTCTTCGCCTGTGAAGTTCGGCGTATCGTAAGCACCAATCGGAATGACGTTGTATAAATCAGATGAACAAGCGCGTTCGAACCATGAGCCTTCTTGGTCCGTAGGCGGGTTTCCTAATACTAAGAGTCGAGTGTGTCCACCGGTCATAAGTGATTCAAGAGCGGTACCAAGAGTTTGTGAAATACCGCCGGCCTCATCGACAACAACTAGCAAGTGAGGTGCGTGAACACCCTGTACCGCTGTCTCATCGTGATTACCTGCTGAGAATCCGTAGGCCACCATTTCGTTGCCAATCTTCCACTCAACTGTGAAGACTTCGCCGGGTAGTTTGTGACGTGCCGCAACTCTACGAATGTGAGGCCATAAGACATTTCGAACCTGTCGATAAGTTGTTGCTGTCGTAACTACTTGAGCAGTACCGACCGGGTGAACTGATACCCACCATGCAATCGCTCGAGCGGCAATATGTGATTTACCCGGTGCGTGGCATGCGGGAACAATCGTTCTTTTATTATCGCGAACTGATTCAAGAATCTGCCTCTGCTTCGACCATACGGCTTCTTCAAGGGCTCCGTTAACAAATCCAACTGGGTCGTCTTGCCACTTGCCGTATTTGTTATCGACCTTCTCATCAATGAAAGTTGATAAGAGTTGCCGTTCCTCTAATTCAAGTGATTTAAGTATCCGGATTCTTTCAGGCGCTGGCAGTGTCAGGAACTTCTGAATCGACTGACTCATCCACGTCTCCCATCAAGGCCGCAATCTTTGCCTCTAATGCGTTGACCGTAACAACCTTAATTGCTCCGCCATCTTCGCCTGATATCTCTGCACTTAATCTACGTCCGTATTGCTGAGGTGCTGTTCTTTCCAACCACCATGCGGCGGCTTGCCATGTTCCGTTCTTAGCCGCATTCTGGATAATCGCTACATTTCGAACCTTGGCTTCAGCGCGAGCGCTTTTTATAGCCTCCCATAATTCTAAATATGTTCGTTCGTGTTTGTTCGGTTTAGCCCCTGAAGCAATGCTGTCGGATTCTTGCAGTCCTCTATCTAGCCATCGATAAACGGTAGATACGCCTATTCCTGCAAAGTCACACGCGTCTTCAACAAAGTTTCCTGCCTGCAATGCTGATAACAATTGCTTAACCCGAGGGTCGTCTATACCAACGACCTTGCGTCCTCGCTTACGCGGTTCATTTGCCATGTGATAAATCTACTCCGGTTATGAATGAATAACGGTGATTTAGTCTCGTTTTGAAGGAGAAAAGTCACCATTTGAGTCAATACTGCGCGATTTTGATGCAATTGAGGTCTTATTTAACTTTGCTTTCTCAATTACTTTTACCTCTACCCAATTAGCATCCAGTGCATCAAACAAATCGCATACGAGCAACGGAGCAATCTCCTCTGCATGAATTCCTTCTTCGCCAAAGTTGAGAAGATAGTTATGAAGCGAATCGCTTTCAACACAAATCAAATCCGGTGAGTATTCAATAACTACGGTGTAGTGAACGATTTCCCCATTATTAGGATTCTTCGTCATCATGTCTTCTGTTTCGAATTTAATGTGGTCCAAGAACTTTGGTGCAGGGAAGAATTTAAGTTGCTCTATTGCCATGCTGTCTCCTTAGTTAGATTCCTGCTTTATTCATCAAATGTGCAATGAGTGCTCCGGCTTGCGCTTTAGGCTCTTGCGGTAAATCTGCGCGAAGTTGAGCCATGTAGGTTTTCCACCGGGCTTCGTCTTCCTCGTTAAGTAGAGCAATGACGCGATATCCCTCCGGCGCTTCTTGCTCATCCTCCATGCTCTTACTCATTTCATCAAGAGCGTCTCCGCCCATGTTCATAAGTTCTTCAAGTTGGCTTTGTGTGTAGGGAAGACCTGTTAGTAAATCGTCTCCGAGATTCTCTGCAAGGTCCTGAAGTAACTTTGTGAGTTCTCCAATGTCTGCCCTACCTCGGGTTTCGTTCATAATGATAGTTAGTTTTTTTGCCTGCGTCTCGTCAACTGTGAGAACAATCGCTGGGATAGTCAAACTCTCAACTAGAGATGGAATGTTTCCCTTGCCTTCAATACCATCTTCAGCAATCTTTCGAAGCGCTTTCCAGCGGTGCTCACCATCGATAATCTCATAACGCATCCCGAGTTTACGAACGAGGATAGGCGCGATAAAACCATTATCGGCAATCGACTCAACTTCGGCTTCGAACTGTCGTTCGTTCTGACGATTCGGATTCCACGGATTAGGAACCACCTTGTCCAGCGCTACATGCTGAATTGATAGTTCGATTTCTTGGGGCTTTGCCATGATTTTCCTTTCAGTTAGGCAACTCAGATATCGGCAGATATAGCAAATTCGCTATATGTTCGATTTCCTTGCCTTGAGGTAGTTTTTCAATCCAATCAAGCAAAACCTCTGCTTCGACCGGTACAACATATTGTCCCACTTTTAATCTAGTTTTCTTCTCGGCTCTGGCTCTTGGAGTTAATCCTGAGAAAAGGTCATTCATTTCTTCGTAATCCCATGCCGTTCCAATGAGGTCGGGTACTGAGATAAGTACGCTTTTAAGAAGTGCTTCGTCATACGTCGCCAAATCGGTAGTCCGGTTATCAATAAGAACAATGCGAGTTCCAGTTTCTTCATCTACATCCACCCAACTAACTGCAATTTTTGTCCAGCCTAATGCTTTAGCCGCCATCCATGTGTGATTACCAACGAGGATTTGTCTAGTTCTACGATTAACGATAATTGGGCGATATTGGCCCAATGTCGAAAGACTCTCGCAAATAGCGCCAATGTCACCTTCGCGAGCATTCAAATAAAACGGCTCAATGCTGTCGATAGGTAGTTCTGTTGTTTCGATAATAGCGATTTCAGCCTCTGGTGAAAACTTTAATTTTCTAGCCTTGGCCTTAGTTGTTAATTCAATGCCTAAACGAGTTCCTATTTGGCGGGCCACCTTGGTTTTCTGACCACCGCATTCTTTCAAGATATCTTCGTGCCAGACTTCCCATGCTAAATGGTCAACTTTGTATCTGTATGTTCCACAAATAACTTTCTTCCGGGGTTTAGTTTCTTTGGGTGCAGGTTTAGTAAAACTTAATTCCTTATCGAGCATCCTTGGAATTGCGTCATACCCGGTGGCAACTAAATCAGGTAGCGAGCGCAATAAGTCTGTCAACATGTCATTTTGATAACTGCCTAAATCGGCTGTTCGATTATCTGCCAAAACAACTTTCTTGCAGAATGTCTCATCACCATCAACCCAACTGACGGCGATAGTTTCCCAACCTAAATCTTTAGCGGCTTGCCATACATGATGCCCGGCGAGAACTCTGCGAGTTTCTCTGTGAACAACTATTGGCCTGTATTGACCTAACCGCCTTAAAGATTCTTTTATCGTCCCTAAATCACCAATGCGAGGATTATTAGGAAACGGCGCAAGGGAAGCAACATCTACGGTTTCGCCTTGCAACTGTATTTTCATTCTTCCGTAGTTGTCTTAGATTTCTTTTGTGGGAAAAGAATTTTATAAACGCTCTGGTCTGTCGTACCCATCGCTGATGCAATTTGCTTATAAGTAATCTTGTCCTTGCCAGTGCCAAACTTGTCACGGAGTTCTTGAACAACGATTTTTCTTTCTTTCGCTAACTCGGATATAGCCCGTTGATGCTCTCTCATTTTCTGAGTTAAGTTACCGACTTGGAACAAACCGTCTGCTCCTGAATTTAATTCTGTGTTACTCATTTTCGCCTCTCATTAACATAACCCCCTTAAGGTAGAGAACCATAGCATTTTTACCGCGTTGTGGTCTCAAGAACGTAATTGCCTTTAAAAACTCAGGTGAGTCATCTTCAAGAATCTTAGCGTCAACAATTCCATCGATAGCCGCTTTAGCCGCTGGATTACATGCGGCTACATCTTGAAAGACTCCCCCTTTTTGCCATGGTTCGATTGTCACTGTTGCCCATTTCAATTTAGGAATCTTTTGTGATTTTGCTAAATAGAAAAACGCCTCGCGCCACTCTTTCACATTTGCCGCTCTTTGCCAACGATTGCCGGCTCTTTCAGAATTTGTGGTCCAAGGGCGAGCGCCATATTCAATTCGATAAGAAACTAAATTCTTGCAACCATCTAAACACGTTTCGTTTGAAAACGCGCCACAAGTTGTGCAAGGTTCATTCCTCAATTCCGTACCATCCATCATCTGATAGATAAACAAACTTTTTGATTGCAGGAACTCCCGGTAAATCAAAACTTATTTCTACTGGAGCGTCTGCCGGATTGTGGTCTCTTAAAACTATCCAGCCTTTTTCGTAAGCCTCTTGTCGATTTGATTCGATATAGCCATGGCAACCTGTTGTTCCTGAGCCGCATAGCGAAAGAAGATTTGAAGGAAGGTTTAACTCTGGTCGGTCGGTGCCGCCCATCCCCCGGGGAACTCTGTGGTGGATTGAATAGAACTGATTCTGACCAAGGGGATTGCCGCAGATTTCGCATCGATAGCCTGAGCGACCTAGAACCAATTCGCGGACATCTTTGGAAGGCCCCGTAGAGCGCTTTGCAGGCGATTTGCGGACCTTTGGCTTGGCTTTGGTGCTTCGGTCCGGGAACTCTGATTTAGGGCCTTTTAGATTCATTTTGACTCTTTCGACTGGGAGTTGGAGTTTACTGCACCGAGGGTTTGATTTCCTTGAACCCGAGGGAGTGAGTAGAGATAGCCTTAGTGGACACCTCTGACTTCCCATCACCCTTTCGGTTGGTCGTCTTCGATAGGTCTTGCCCACTACAAGCAAGACGATTGCGCTAAGTGCATGATTCTGTTTACTGATATCTAGGCAACCCGTTTTAGATATCTGAACCATGCTCGCGGCTTATGGTGTTGCCGCTACCCTCTACTCTCATCAATGCAAAGCGAAACTCACCCATTTGACGGGGTAACGCGTTGATTAGACGCGCTGGAAGTTTAACGCCTGTCCATCGGCTACTCGGCTACTCAACGGACACAAACAAACGCGACCCGCTAAACCATTCTTAGCGGGTCGCGAACGTTACATCATGTTTTCAATTTGGGGAAGTAGGCGGCGCCTTTGGTGTTTGAAGTTCCCGTAAACGTGTCGTATAAATTACGGCAAGTTCTTTTTTGAGACCATCGCTCACTTCGTATTTGTTGACCTCTTGGCGAATTACCTCGAGGACATCACCATCGACCGCATCCTGAAGTCGGATTTTCCAACCTTCAATTTGGTCAATGCTTGCATTTGGCTTTGCCTCAGAACGTTCATACGAATAAGAATCCGGGTCCGGTTCATCTGTTGGCAACGCGAGCGCTTGCAACAATGCAATTCGAAATGCAACTGACATCGCCTTTGCGACCGCTTTATCTCCGGAGTCCATCGCTTCACCAAGGACGATACATTCAAGTGTGTCCCCGGCTTGTCCGATAAACGTATATTTAACAGTAAGAAGAACGTGCGCCATTTGAGTTCGGCGTTGACCGACTTCAACTGTTGCATATTCGTGATTCATAACTGTGGGAATTACAACAACACCATGCTCTCGCAGTGCGGGTGCAACTGCATTCAGTACGGCATCAATTCCGCGGAAGTTAAAATTCTGCGCTGTGTTTCTGTCGCTTTTTTTAACTGATGAAACACTAGCCATGACTTTAGCGAGCGCTTCTTGAATAGGAACAGGATTACTCATTTGGGGCCTCGATTTCTGCTGGTGCTCCGTCAATTAACTCAGCAGGATTAATCTTTCCTGTTCTAAATGCTTCAGCGATTGCTTCGCGTCCACCAGTAGCAAATCGTGTTGATACATACGATTCGCGGGGCTTGAATGAGATGAAGTTAATGACTTCACCAGTTGGAGCATAAATCGTTTTACCATCAACGTTCACGCAATTCTCAAGAAAAACTTTCTTGTAACTGTCGCGTACTGATTTAACGATTTCGGTAGGCATGATGTTTTCAACGAACTCAATGAACGCTGTTTCATGTACTACTGATGCACTTGCTTTTGGACTCACAAGAGAAACTTTTGCTATATCCGTATCGTCGAGCGAGGCTTTCGCGGCATCTGCACCAACAGCATTTAACTGTTCTGCAAATTGGTCACGAAGTCTGTCTTTCGCATCTTTTGCGGCGTCTGCTACAACTGTTATAGCGGCTAGTCGCAAAGCGGTTTCGCGTAGATTCATTTGTTTGTCTCCTTTCGTGGTTGTTGGAGTGTCTTTCGACTTGGCGAGCATAACCTGCGTTTAGTAATAATGCAAGTTAATTGTGTTTGAACTTATATGAGACCTCTGACATAATTGCTTTTGCAACTTCGTGGTAGGGATTCAATTCCCGGTTGTGAAGAAGGCCCCGCTCACGCAGGGCCTTTTTCTTTTTACTTAAACTCCTCGGTTTGGCACCCGGAATTCTTTTGGAACTTCCTTAATACATTCAGAGCCAACTGGAAAGAAACCCATCGCTCCTCCATCGATTGCCTTTTCGTAATCTTCTGGATGAACAATTACTGAACCCCCCGCACCGACCATGACACCACTTGACTTGCCTTGCTTTGAAGTATCTCGTCCACAAAAAACGCAGGAGAACTCTGTATAACCCTTGCTGTTGTTTTGTCTTTCCTGATACTTCTTACCCCAAAGGTTGTCTGTTTCAAAGCAACGGTAAATTTCTTTTGTTATCTCATTACTACAAGTTCCTATAAGTGACATTTGTTGCCTCCTTTGGTATCTGGTCTGTCCTTACAGTGTAAGCATAACCTAGGTTTAGTCAGATGTCAAGCCCATTTAAATAAGCGTTTTTGAGGTGGCAAAAGGTTCCTAAAGGTTACTTTTCGAACAGGTGTTTGATTAACTGATATCGCAGGGCGCACCATCGCAACAACTGTTTTTCATTTTGCAATGTGGACACAACCATCGTGTTGCGATTGGGTCGTAAGGTTCTTGGCAAAAATCGCATAACATTTTGTTATTTGCATTCATAGTTAGAGCGGGTTCCAAGTTCATTTGAATATGCGAATGGAATAATAGAAACAGAAGCAGGCTCTCTTACTTGGGGTGAGAGCCTGCTTCCTTTTAGTTTACTACTAATCTGTTTATTTATACAGCAGTGAACTTAGGTCGTCCAAAGCCGACAATTGCGACCGCCTGAGACTTGCGAAGTTTTGAGCCGTTCTTTTTCTTATAGGCGCGAATCTTGAGGCAACATTCTCCGCCGTTTCGCTGGTCTCCCTTTTTATCAGGAGCGGTATTGCCTTCGACGCATGTGACTGTTCCATCGCCGTTGTCCTTGACAACAATACCGACGTGACTAATCCGATTGACATTATCTCCGGGGAAATCAAAATAAACAATATCGCCGGGTTGAGGAGTTGCTGTTTCAGCATCCATCCATGTTTTAGCCTTTTGAAAAGCCTGCGCTCCGGCTGGTGTGTAAACAGTATTAGGAATCTTTACTCCCGCTTCGTTTCCGCACCACATAACAAACGAACCGCACCATGGTTGGAAGTTCGCCTTAGTAAACTTGCCGTACTTGGTCTCGTTGTCTTTCGGTCCTTCAATTGTTCCTACTTCTGCAAGTGCGACTTCAACTAATCGAGCCGCTGAACCTTGTTCTGCCATTAACTACTCCTTTTTTCGCTTATCAACCTTTGCGAACGCATCGTTGATTTCCTTTTGGCTTAATTTACCATCATCAAGGAAGGCTCGCGATAGAGCCTCAACGACAGTTGATACGCCAAGGAGCCCAGCCATCATCATAGAAGACAGAACATCCATGCCGAAGACTGAACCAGCGCCGATTACTGGAAGTGCGCTCGCGGCAAATACAGCAACAATACGCATCAAGATATTTAATAAACTATTCATTATCTTCACCTCTTTCACGACGAACTGGATAAGTAATAATCCATACACCCACTGCAAACATAATTGCGTAGCCCACAATGCCCTTGGCTGTTCCATCAAGAACAATCCAAGCAATAAACATTCCAAGCAGGGTAAATAACTGACCTATTAAATCTACAAAAAACGCTCTCATGGTTTTCTCCTATAACCTACGGCTCCAACTGCTCCGCTTGCGGCGACA